AGACATACTTACCAGAGTATGCAGCAATATATGATAAACTTCCTATCAGTGCGTTTGTAAGTAAACCTGTAACACCAAACCCAGATATGGATCTACCAAACTTACAGTTCTGGAACTGCATGGACTATGGTGTCACAACCATATGTAAACAGTTTATAGGGTCTATGGATTATGAACTATATACTAGAGACTTTGGATCACAGTTAGGTAAGTATGTTATTACAATAGATAATTATCATGATGAACCTGATACTCCAGACTATAGCACAGCAGAGACACCATCAGAACACAAGAGTCATAATTTAATAGCACTGAACAATGGTCAGTTTGCCTTATATCCTAATAATAGGATGAGAATATATGATAACTCTTTGACTCCAAAACATCCTAAGATGCCAGACTTTAAAGTATCTACTGAGATCTTTAGTGTGGAACGAGGACACATGGAGAGATATGGTGATACAAATGATTACCACTACGGAATACAAAATGAAAAGCAATTATCTGAACCTAAAACCGAATAACTATGAAGGTGAAACAGAACTCTTAACACTAGAGTTGCCAACTTACCAAATTGATGGTATAATGCATCTATGCAGACCCATCGCAGAACAAAAAAACACAAACGCTGAAAGAATCTTAAAAGATCTTATCAAAGATTGTGCTTATCAAATATCAGAATCAAACAAAAGTTATGAGCGTAAGAGTCGTAAGAATGCGAAACGGTGAAGATGTCATCGCAGACGTTTTTGAAATTGCATCAAAAGATGAACCAGAGAAAGCAGTAGCTTTTAGAATGGATCATCCCTACAACGTTCATGTTGTAGAAACTGACCAAGATCTTTTAATTGAAACAGAAGGTGTGCATCAAATGCGTTCACCAGAAATACAATTTATACCTTGGGCACCTTTGAGCAAAGATAGAAGGGTTATCCTTCGACTAGATGAAATCGTAAGTGCATACGACACTTATCCTGAGGTCATCGACAAATACAATGAATTAGTAGAGGCAGCAAATGGAAGAGGAAACACCAACTCTGGAAATGGAACAGGAACAATCGGTAGTCCGACTAATCTTGTTGAGACAACGGAGTGAATATCTTCTAGCAAAGATAACTGAGTTAGATGAAGAACCTGTATATCTTCTTGAAAGATGCTATGAAGTATCTGAAGAGGGAGAACTCATACCATTTCCTAAGCATAGTTCACAACGTGACATCTTCTTGACATCTGATGTAGTTTTAACTATACTAGAACCTAGTCAAACTTTGTTGGACAAGTATAACGCATGAGTAAGTTCTATACGAACATTCAATTAGCAGGTGATACAATTCTATATCGAGGGTACGAAGACGGAGAACCAGTCCAGTTTCGTACCCATTTTTCTCCTACATTATATGTGACATCTAATCGTAAAGAAAAGATGAAAACTCTCACAGGGAAATATGTCAGACCCATAGATTTTCAAACTGCTAGAGAAGCAAGAGAGTTTATCAAAACATATAATGGTGTAGAAAAGTTTGAGGTTCATGGGTATGAACGTTTCGTGTATCAGTATATCAGGAAAGAGTTTTCTGATGAAGTTGATTATCATATTGACCAGATGAAAATCTATGCATTGGACATCGAGGTTCAATGTGAGAATGGATTCCCTGATGTAGAAGCAGCAGCAGAAGAAATGTTATCTATCACCATCAAAGATATGGTGACTAAAAAGTATTACAGTTGGACAACTAGAGAGTTTGATACACCAGATAATCTAGAGTTAAATGTCTCTTGGACAGAACAAGAGATGCTTACAAACTTTATTACATGGTGGGCAGAAAACACTCCAGACATTCTAACTGGTTGGAACGTTAACTTGTATGACGTGCCATACATTGCTCGTCGAGTCAATCGTATTCTCGGTGAGAAATGGATGAAAAGTTTATCCCCATGGAATCGTGCAAATGAAAGAGAAGTATACGTCCAAGGTAGGAGGAATTACGCTTATGATATCTCTGGTATTAATATCCTTGATTACCTCGACTTATATCGTAAGTTTACATACTCAAGTCAAGAGTCTTATAGACTCGATCACATTGCCTTTGTCGAACTCGGACAAAGAAAAGTAAATCATGACGAGTATGAAAACTTCAAAGACTTCTATACATCTGATTGGCAGAAGTTTATGGAATATAACATTCAAGACGTTGAGTTGATTGACCGTCTTGAAGATAAGATGAAGTTGCTAGAACTAGCAATTACAATGTCGTATGATGCCAAAGCAAACTTTGAAGATGTTTATAGTCAGGTTCGTATGTGGGATACGATGATCTATAATTATCTTACAGATAGACAAGTTGTTGTTCCCCCTCGTAAAGGAGCGAAGAAGGATGAAAAATATGCAGGAGCATACGTCAAGGAACCGATTCCTGGAAAGTATGATTGGGTGGTGTCTTTTGACCTCAACTCTCTGTATCCTCATCTCATTATGCAATACAATATCTCCCCAGAGACACTCAGGGAGACTAGACATCCCAGTGCAAGCGTTGAAAGAATCCTCAATCAGGAGTTGGAGATAGGAGAAGACTATTGTGTATGTGCTAATGGTGCCATGTATCGAAAAGATATTCATGGTTTCTTGCCAGAGATGATGCAGAAGATCTACGATGAACGTACGATCTATAAAAAGAAAATGCTTGCTGCAAAACAGCAACATGAAATAACACCATCTAATAAACTAGTTGCTGACATTTCAAAGTTCAACAACATTCAGATGGCAAGAAAGATTCAACTTAACTCTGCCTATGGTGCTATCGGGAATCAATACTTTCGATACTACAATCTGGCAAATGCTGAGGCAATTACTTTGTCAGGGCAAGTTTCAATTCGTTGGATTGAAAACAAAATGAACGAGTATCTCAACAAGATACTCAAAACTACAGGAGAAGATTATGTCATTGCTAGTGATACTGATAGTATCTACCTCAATCTGGGTCCTTTGGTTGAGGCTGTATACAAGGGGAGAGAGACAGATGATTCGAGCATCGTCACTTTCCTTAATAAGGTGTGTGAGGTGGAACTTGAAAAATATATTACTAGTTCTTATGAAGCGTTGGCCACATATGTAAACGCATACGAACAGAAGATGATCATGAAGCGTGAGAATATTGCCAACAAAGGTATCTGGACTGCCAAGAAAAGATATATTCTCAACGTATGGGATAGTGAAGGTGTTCGCTATGAAAAACCTAAACTTAAGATCATGGGTATTGAAGCAGTTAAGTCTTCCACACCTGCAGCATGTCGAACATCTATTCGTGATTGTCTAACAGTTATCATGAATGAAGATGAGAAGTCTGCACAGGGGTTTATTGCTGACTTCAAAAATCATTTTTCTTCTTTACCTATTGAAGACATCTCATTTCCTAGAGGTTGTAACAATCTAAATAAGTGGTCACACCCTGCAACGATCTATGGCAAAGGGACACCTATTCATGTAAGAGGGGCATTATTATATAACTTTTATAATAAGAAAAACAAACTCACTCATAAGTATCCCTTGATTCAAGATGGAGAGAAGATTAAATTCGTCTACCTAAAGACACCAAATAAGTTCAATGAGAACATCATTAGTTTTCTAAATACGTTCCCAAAGGAATTTGGACTTGACAAACAGGTGGATTATGATCTACAATTTGAAAAGAGTTTCTTAGAACCTATCAAAGTGATCATGGACGTCATTGGTTGGCAACCAGAAAAAGTAGCATCACTGGAGTTTTTATTCTCATGAAATATGTTGTTGAATACCAAAGAGCATTTGGTATACCAGACAAGAAAGAACAAGTTTTTGACGATGAGTCAGAAGCAAAATGGTTTGAACGTGCAATGAAACGCACAAACTTTATAACAAAACTAACGGAGGTTGAAGAGTGAGTTTTCTGAAGAGCATCGCTAAAGAAATAGGTAATGAATATGCAGGACTAGTATCTGATGGAGTTTCTGCAGGTGACACAAAAGAT